TCCTTATGATATTAAGGATAATCTCTATGGGAACAAGGGATCAATGCATAAAGGATTTGATCACGATAAGTTTGCTGCCGATTGTGATGCTAATAATATGGATCAATTGGTAAGTTATAACTCCGATCAACTTGTAAAGGATCGTTTTAAGAATTGGAACGCTGCTGAGTTTGATCTCACTTATACGATGCGTTCTGTTGGTGAATATATGCGTGAGCAAAAACAACGTAAAGAATTGCTGCTATTTAATTATGGAATTGAAGGACTGGTTAAACTCGATCAATCAGACGAAGAGTAATCTAATTGATGAAGATCCATCTTTAGAAAAAGAATACGCACCATATATTATCAACCGCTGTCTCTCTGGACATATTGATTGCATTATGTTTGCGAACGAAATGAACATTTATAATTTCCTTCCAAAAAAGATGCAATATGACTTTTTGCTAAATAGTCTGAGGAAAAAGAAGAGATTTTCTCCCTGGATCCGACAAGATAAGATCAAAGACCTTGATTATGTCAAACTTTATTATGGTTATAGTAATGAAAAGGCAAAACAAGCTTTGAAGATTCTTACTAAAGAACAACTTAATTTTATTAAATCGAAATTTGAAACTGGAGGAACAAAATGAGTGTAGTTCAAGAACCTGAAGTGAAGTGGACACCCGACCAAATGGTTGAAGTGATTCTTAATGAACCTGATGATTTTCTTAAGGTTCGTGAGACTTTGACCCGTATCGGAGTTGCTTCTAGGAAGGAAAAGAAAATCTATCAGTCTTGCCATATTCTTCATAAGCAAGGACGTTACTTTTTAGTTCATTTTAAAGAACTCTTTGCTCTTGATGGAAAGCATGCAAATCTTACGGTAAACGATGTTCAACGTCGCAATCGTATTGCTCAGTTAATTGCTGATTGGGGATTGGTTGAAATCGTTGATCCAACCAAAATTCAAGATATTGCACCTTTAAATCAAATTAAAGTTCTTTCTTACAAGGATAAGGGAGACTGGGTACTGGAAACTAAGTACAATATTGGTTCTAAAAAGAAGAGAGGTGAAGAAACCGAATAAATAAGTATGAGACCTTTCGTGCGGTCTCTACGAAAGTCGGAACACCCTAAAAAGAGGTTCGGTTTTTACCGTTCCTCTTTTTTTCGTTTCTTGTATAATTACTAATGATGAGGTGAGGTTCTTTGAACCCCTCATACGCTAAAGCGGAGTCTTCGGATCCGTAATGTTGCACAAACACTCGCTTTTTAAGGAGAAACCAAATGTTTACTACAAAGTATTACACTTCTAATGGTCTTGAAAAATTGATTCAAGATATTGAAAAAAATTCAATTGGTATGGAAGAATGGTTTCATAGGTTTGGAACTCTCCACGAATCTTCCACCAATTATCCACCATATAACTTAATCAAAGAAAGTTCCACAGAGTTTACACTAGAAATTGCTCTTGCTGGATATAAAAAAGAAGATATTGAAGTAACCACAGAATGGAATAAACTTTTTGTGGAGTGTAAAAAGGCACCCACTGAATATGAATATATGCATAATGGAATTGCCCGTAGAGCATTTACACGTACTTGGACTCTTTCTGATGATGTAGTTGTTGGTGATGTTTCTTTTGCTGATGGATTATTAACTGTAAAACTCAGTAAGGTTGTTCCAGATCATCAAAAGAAAAAAGTTTACGAAATCAAATAAATAGAAAAGAATATCGTCGGCGCTGGGAGGCAACTGGTCAAATCCAGTTGACGCCTCCCCTTTTTATTGCTATAATGAATTCAGGTAATAGGGGAAAATGAGCATTAAACTTGCAATATTAAAATCTGGTGAAACGATCATAGCAGACATTAAAGAATTAGTTTCCGATGAAAAAAAATGCGGATACATTTTTGAAAATCCTCAAACTATTTCTATTAAGAAAGAAATGCTCTGGAATGAAAATGAAGAAGAACCAGTTAGTCGGGGAGAAATAAAAGTATCTTTATCCCCTTGGATAGTTCTCACATCCGAAAATCAGATGCTAGTTTCGCCAGATTCTATTGTTACTATTGTGGATCCTGTAGAATCTGTAAAACAAATGTATGAGGAGAAAGTAAATGTCTAGAGAAATTAAATGCGTATTGATTAATGTTAATGTTGTTCTCATTAGCGAAATTGTCAATATTATGACTGATACTGATGATATGAGTGGTGCAAGTTGTAAATTGGTAAACCCATATCTCTTTAAAAAAGTTGGAGATTCTGATGATTTCTATCTTGAACCATGGCCAGAAGTTACATATCAAAGAGAAATTCAAATGAGAGTTGAAGACATTTTAACTATCGCTGATCCACTTCCAAAAATTGTTGAAAAATACCTTGAATTAACTGCCTGATGAGATTCTATACAAACGTTCAAATGGTCGGGGATCACTTCTTGGTCCGTGGTTATGAAAATGGTAAACATTTTATGACCCGTGAGAAGTTTAACCCGACTCTTTTTGTCCCTTCTAACAAAAAAACTAAATATCAAACTCTTAATGGGGAGTATGTTGAAGCAGTTCAACCTGGTTGTGTTCGTGACTGTAGAGAGTTTATTAAGAAGTATGAGAACGTAGAAAACTTTAAAATCTTTGGGAATACTGGATACATCTACCAGTATATTTCTGAGATGTATCCCGAAGATGAGGTTAAATTTGACATTAGTAAAATCAAGGTTACAACTCTTGATATTGAGGTTGCATCTGAGAATGGATTCCCAGATGTAGAATCTGCTGCAGAAGAAGTTCTATTGATTACTATTCAGGATTATTCTTCTAAGCAAATTCGTACTTGGGGATTGGGACCATTTGATAACAAACAAAAGAATGTTATCTATAGATCTTTTACAAGTGAAAGAGATCTTTTGATGGATTTTATTAACTGGTGGATGGTTGAAGAAAACATTCCTGAGGTTGTGACTGGATGGAACGTTGAACTATATGACATCCCATATCTTGTTCGTCGTTTAGATCGTGTTCTTGGTGAAAAACTGATGAAGCGTATGTCTCCTTGGGGACTTGTAACTGAAGACGAAATTTATATTGCTGGTCGTAAGAATATCTCTTACGATGTTGGTGGTATTACTCAACTTGATTATCTGAATCTTTATAAGAAGTTTACTTATAAGGCGCAGGAATCTTATCGTCTAGATTATATTGCTGAAGTCGAACTGGGACAGAAAAAACTTGATCACTCAGAGTATGATACCTTTAAGGACTTTTATACGAAGGGATGGAAAAAGTTTGTAGAATATAACATCGTTGACGTAGAACTTGTTGACCGTTTGGAAGACAAGATGAAACTGATTGAACTTGCAATCACGATGGCATATGACGCAAAAGCGAACTATGCTGATGTGTTTTCTCAGGTTCGTATGTGGGATACGATCATTTATAACTATCTAAAGAAGAGGAATATTGTTATTCCTCCTAAAGAACGTTCTGATAAGGATTCCAAGTATGCTGGTGCGTATGTTAAAGAACCTATTCCAGGAAAGTATGACTGGGTTGTCTCTTTTGACCTCAACTCCCTATACCCTCACCTCATTATGCAATACAACATCTCGCCAGAAACTCTTCTGGATGAGAGGCATCCGTCCGTAAATGTTGATAAGATCCTGAACGAGCAACTCAATTTTGAACTCTATAAGGATTATGCAGTATGTGCGAACGGTGCTATGTATCGTAAAGATGTGCGGGGATTTCTTCCAGAATTAATGGAAAAGATTTATACTGAACGTGTCATCTTCAAAAAGAAGATGCTTGCGGCAGAGCAGGAGTATGAAAAAACTAAGAACAAGCAACTGATTAAAGAGATTGCTAGGTGCAATAACATCCAGATGGCACGTAAGATTCAATTGAACTCTGCCTATGGTGCGATTGGTAATCAGTATTTCCGTTATTTTAAACTAGCAAATGCAGAGGCAATTACTCTGTCTGGGCAAGTTTCTATTCAGTGGATTATGAATTCGATGAATGCATATCTAAATAAAGTTCTTAAAAGCGGAGATGTAGATTATGTTATTGCTTCTGATACTGATTCTCTTTACGTTAATATGGGTCCTCTGGTCGAAACTGTATTCAAGGGACGAGAGAAAACTACTCAGAGCGTTGTTTCGTTCCTTGATAAGGTCTGTCAAGTGGAATTTGAAAAGTATATTGAAAGTTCTTACCAAAAACTGGCTGACTATGTGAACGCTTACGATCAGAAGATGTTTATGAAGCGTGAGTGTATTGCTGAACGTGGTATTTGGACTGCAAAGAAGCGATACATTCTGAGCGTATGGGATAGTGAAGGTGTTCGTTATGAAGAACCCAAACTGAAGATTAAAGGTATTGAAGCAATTAAGTCTTCTACTCCAGCACCCTGTCGTAAGATGCTGAAGGACTCCTTTAAGATCCTGATGAGTGGAACTGAAGATGATCTAATCGATTATATTGATAGGTGTCGTGAAGAGTTTAAGAAACTTCCACCCGAGCAAATTGCCTTCCCCAAGTCTGCTTCCGATGTTCGTAAATATCATTCATCATCTTCAATTTACGCATTCAAAACTCCATTTCACATTCGTGGAGCACTTTTATTCAATCATTACATCAAAGAAAAAAAACTTACAAATAAGTACTCTTTGATTAATAACGGAGAAAAAATTAAATACATTTATTTAAAAACTCCAAATATTATTCGTGAAAATGTAATTGCATTTATTCAAGAGTTTCCTAGAGAACTTGGTCTTGACAAATATATTGACTATGATTTACAATTTCAAAAGAGTTTTGTTGATCCACTTAAGTCTGTTTTGGATGCAATTGGATGGAATGTAGAAAAAACTGTTAATCTGGATTTATTTTTCTCCTAATGGAATTACCTATAACTGAGGATGAACTAAAAATTATTATTGAAAAATTGAAAGGTTCTAATCCTCAACTTTATGCTAAATTATGGTCTTATAAAATAAACTATCGAAAAAAGGAACAAAATAATGGACTTTCTTAAAGATATTGTAAAAGAAATTGGCGGTGAGTATACACAACTTGCTTCAGATATTGATGAGACTGAAAGGTATGTTGACACAGGTTCGTACATTTTTAATGCACTGGTTTCAGGTAGCATATTTGGCGGTGTATCTGGGAATAAGATTACTGCTATTGCTGGAGAGTCTTCTACTGGAAAAACTTTCTTCAGCATCGCCGTTGTTAAGAATTTTCTTGATACCAATCCCGATGGTTACTGTCTCTATTTTGATACTGAGGCTGCCATTACCAAGTCTCTCTTGGAGTCAAGAGGCATCGATACATCAAGGGTTGTCGTGGTTAATGTTGTCACCGTAGAAGAATTTCGTGGTAAAGCACTCAAGGCAGTTGACCTTTATATGAAAAAACCTGAGGGAGAGCGCAATCCTTGTATGTTTGTGCTAGACTCTTTGGGTATGCTTTCAACCAGCAAGGAGATCAACGATGCTCTAAATGATAAAGAAGTTCGTGATATGACCAAATCGCAACTGATTAAAGGTGCATTCCGTATGCTTACCCTAAAACTTGGGCAAGCAAATATTCCAATGATCGTGACTAATCACACCTATGATGTCATCGGTGCTTATGTTCCTACTAAAGAGATGGGT